GCGCCGAACTGGCAGGTGAACGCGCTATTTGTGTTACGGGTGAGGTTTCGCATGAGGATAGAGAAACGTACTTGTCTGAAATTAGAAGCGGTAAAAAAGACATTCTTTTTGGTACTCAAGCAATATTTTCGGAAGGTATTTCAGTAAACAATCTGAGTTGTCTAATACTAGGCACTCCGATTAACAATGAACCTCTTCTTACTCAGCTCATTGGCAGAGTAATACGAAAAGAAGAGGGCAAGAGAGATCCTGTAGTAATAGACATACATTTAAAAGGGAATACTGCTAAAAAGCAGGCTTCTAATAGGATGGGTCATTATATGAAACAGGGTTATTCAATAAAGCAACTATAAAAAAATAGTTCTTGACTTCAACCTCACATTTTAGTATAATATATGTTCTTATTTGACTGGACGAAAATCTACATAGAGAGCGATGGCAACATCGTGGAAACTGTGCGTATTTTGCGTATGCTTGTCGAAAGACAAATACCTAGAAATCGCAAAGACCCTATCTATGGATATTCGCAGAAAAACTTTTCTGGGCGCAGCTTCCTGCTCCACCCTGACGTCCTTCTATACCATTCTTATAAGTACACGTATCGTGAAGTAGCCCAATACATTGCGTTGGCTGCCTTGCGTTCGTATGCTGATTATATTAGCAACCAAAAAATAACCCTTGACTTCGTGTTTATGCCCGGGGATAAAGGACTATCAATTATAGAAAACAATAGGCTACTTTATCTAGAAGATGACCAAGTTCACTTTCTTTATGAAGAAGTCAACAATATGGAGATACATTAAATGGCTATTTCATTTAACCAACAAAAGGGTTCTGCCCAAAAGAGTTCTATCAGCAGCTTTCAGTATACTGATGGAGACAATAAATTCCGCCTAGTAGGGGATATCCTTGCACGATATGTGTACTGGGTAAAAGGTGAGAATGATAAGAATATTCCTCTCGAATGTCTGTCTTTTGACCGAAATAAAGAAACTTTCAACAATATGGAGAAAGATTGGGTTCGTGAGTACTATCCCGACCTTAAGTGTGGCTGGAGCTATGCTACTCAGTGCATCGACAATGGTCAGGTCAAAGTTGTAAACCTAAAGAAGAAACTGTGGGAGCAAATTATTACTGCTGCAGAAGATTTAGGTGATCCTACTGATCCTGAGACTGGCTGGGATGTTTGCTTCAAGCGAGTAAAGACTGGACCTCTGCCCTACAATGTAGAGTACCAGCTACAAGCATTAAAGTGCAAGCCCCGTGCGTTGGAAGATGATGAGCTTTCTTTAATTGCTGAACTTAAGTCTATGGATGAAGTTATGCCTCGTCCCACTCCAGATGCTCAAAAAGAGTTGCTGGATCGCGTCCGTGATAACGCTGGCGCAGCTAATGAGATTGATGAAAGCATTGAAGAAGAGTTCAAAATCGGATGATTTTATTTACGGCAGACTGGCATATTAAGCTAGGGCAAAAGAATGTGCCACGAGAGTGGGCATTAAATCGCTATAATATGTTCTTTGATCAAGTGCATAGCTATTGCAAGCAGTGTGACTCCCATATTATTGGGGGAGACTTGTTTGATCGTCTGCCTAGTATGGAAGAGCTGGAACTTTACTTTTCGTTTATTCGGAATGTTAAAGTTCCCACCATAATCTACGACGGAAATCATGAAGCAACAAAGAAGAATAAAACATTCTTTAGTCAGCTAAAGCAAGTCAGTAGGGACATTAACCCTCTGATTCATATAGTTGATGTTTCTTACATTGATGAAGACGTAGGTTTTGGTGTGCTTCCTTATGCAGATTTGCACAGAAAAGAGAGTATTGAGCATTTCAACACTTCTCAGCCTTTGTTCACTCATGTTAGAGGGGAAATTCCTCCACATGTAAAGCCAGAGGTAGATTTAGATAGGTTTTCAGAGTTTCCGGTAGTGTTTGCAGGTGACCTTCATGCTCATAGCAATACTCAAAGAAACATAGTGTATCCTGGAAGTCCAATGACTACTTCCTTTCATAGAAAAGAGGTCTCAACGGGGTGTCTGTTTATTAATGAAAAAGATTGGAGCTGGATATGGGAGCCTTTTGATCTCCCTCAGCTTATTCGTAAAACAGTTACAAATCCAGAAGATATGATACCTACTGACTATCATCATACTATTTATGAAATAGAAGGTGATATACAAGAATTGGCTTCTGTAGAAAACTCAGAATTACTTGATAAAAAGGTAATAAAGCGTAACTCAGAGGCATCTTTGGTTATTGATAAAGATATGACCATAGAAGAAGAACTAGTAGAGTATCTAACCTATATTCTAGAAATACCAGATAACAAAGTAGCTGACATAGTAGGAACTTATAATGATTACGCTCAAAAAACTGAAATGGAGTAACTGCTTCAGCTATGGACCAGATAATGAACTAGATCTGGAAGATAACACAGTAACGCAAATCATTGGTACAAACGGTATGGGGAAGTCCTCCATACCGTTAATCATTGAAGAAGTTTTGTATAATAAGAATTCTAAAGGAATCAAAAAAGCAGACATCCCAAATCGCTATATCAATAACGGATATAGTATAGAACTTAGCTTTGAGAAGGACGGTAGCGAGTATCGTATTGGCGTAGACAGAAAAAGCAATATCAAAGTAAAGCTGGAAAAAGACGGAGAGGATATTTCTAGTCATACAGCTACAAATACCTATAAGAGTATTCAAGAAGTTATTGGTATTGATTTTAAAACGTTTTCTCAGCTTGTATATCAAAATACAAACGCGAGCTTGCAGTTTCTTACAGCCACCGATACTAACAGGAAAAAGTTTTTAATTGATTTACTGCACCTTGATAACTACGTCAATTTATTTGAGGTATTTAAAGAGGCAGCAAAAGAGTCTAACTCTAAGATTGTCGAGGTAAACTCAGAAATTGCAACGATTGAAAAGTGGTTACAAAATAATAAATTAGATAGTACGATAGTACTGCCTTTATTAAATTTTGAAATTGATACGGAAGAAGATGAGAAAACTTTCCGTTCTCTATCAGTAGAACTTGAAAATATCTCCGAAAAAAATAAAAAAATCTTACAAAACAATCAATATAAAAATATGCTGTCCAGCATAGATATTAACCAGGTACAGACTGCTTTACATCAGTTGCCCCCTGCTGAGTCCTATGATAAGTATCAGAGCGACTTAGGGCAGCTAAACGCAGGAATAAAGTCTGCGAACACCATGCTAGACAAGCTACTAAGGCTAGGGGATAAGTGTCCTACCTGTGAACAAGATATTGATGCAGAGTTTAAGAATGAGTTGTTGCAGTCCGAAAAGACTAGGCTAGCTAAGCTAGATAGCGATAAAGACTTTAATGAAGACATGATACGGCAGATAAAAAGAAACAATACTTCTAGAATTAATTTATCTAAAGCACAGAAGGAGTGGGAAGACCTTTATAGAGGTATAGACAACTCTTTGCCAAATCAAATATTAGATAAAAACGAACTAGAAGATAGACTGACCGCAGTTACGTCACAATTAAAAGAAGCTAAACTAGAGATTGATAGAGTCTCTAGAGAGAACGAAGCCCGAACAAGAGCGAATACTCGTATAGAGATTATTCAGGCTCAGACAGATGGTTTTTTGGATAACTTAAAAAAGGCTCAGCAAGTATTAGAGCAACAACGAGACCTGGACTCTAACTTAGATGTACTTAAAAAAGCATTTAGTACGAATGGATTACTAGCATACAAAATAGAAAATCTTGTAAAAGAATTAGAAGAGCTAGCTAACACGTACCTTGCAGAGCTATCCGATGGACGTTTTACACTACAGTTTATTGTTTCAAATGATAAACTAAATGTACAGATAACAGACAATGAAAATGTAGTAGATATTCTAGCCCTCTCTTCTGGAGAATTAGCTAGAGTAAATACGGCTACTCTCATAGCGATTCGAAAGCTAATGAGTAGTATCTCTAAGTCTAGAATTAATATACTATTCTTAGATGAAGTTATTAATGTACTGGATGACACAGGACGAGAGAAGCTAGTAGAAGTTTTGCTTACAGAAGAGCTTAATACTTATGTAGTTTCTCATGGCTGGACCCATCCGTTGCTTGAAAAAATTGAAGTAGTAAAACAAGGCAATGTAAGTGCATTAGACAAGTAGTATGGTTGATTCAAGAGCAAAAGGTGCTAGAGGTGAGTATATTGTAAGAGATATGCTTAGAGAGTACACTGATCTTCAGTTTGAGAGAGTGCCTAATTCAGGCGCTCTTGAGTACTTAAAAGGTGATCTCTATGTACCACACGAGAAAAACAGATTCTGCATAGAAGTAAAAAACTATGCAGAGTCTCCTTTAACAGATAGAATATTTACAGCACCTAAAACTAATAACTTAATTAAATGGTGGAAAAAACTAAAAGAGCAAGCAATAGGTGGTAATCAAGAGCCTCTGCTATTCTTCAAGTATAATAGATCGCCCGTATTTGTAGTCACAGAAGAAGAGCCCGTGAAAACCCTACAATACATGCAGATTAAATTTTTAGATTGTTATGTGCTACTAGCCGAAGACTGGCTAGAAGTAGAGGAAATGGATTTTTTATATGGCGTTTAATTTTTCAGAGAAAGTAAATAATAAAAATCCAAATTGTGCACTAATAGTAGATGCGCTTAATTTAGCTTTTAGATGGAAGCACCAAGGACGAACAGACTTCCGGTATGAGTACCAGCGAACTGTAGAATCCTTAGCCCGCTCTTATGATTGTGAAAAAATTATAATGACGGCAGACTGGGGCTCTTCTACCTACAGAAAACAAATTAGTCCTGACTATAAACAGAATAGAAAGGATAAATTCGCAGACCAATCCGAAGAAGAAAAGATAGCGTTTGAAGAGTTTTTTGAGGAGTATGAAGCCTCTTTAGCTGTATTAAAAGAGGATCACCCCCTGCTAAGATTCAAGGGAGTAGAGGCCGATGATATAGCAGCACATCTAGTTAAAGAAAGAGAAAGATACGGTTTAGAGTATATTTGGTTAATTTCCAGTGACCGAGACTGGGATTTACTAATACAAGAGAATGTAGGAAGATTTTCCTATGTAACTAGAAAAGAAGTGACGTTAGAAAACTGGAGTACACACTATGATGTGAGTCCAGAAGAGTATATCTCACTCAAGTGTCTTACTGGAGATAAGGGAGATAATGTTCCCGGCATTCCAGGTATTGGACCAAAAAGAGCGTTGGGGTTAATTAAGGAGTACGGAGATGCCTTAAATATTTATGATGCTTGCCCTATCCCAGGGAGGTATAAATATATTGAGTCATTGAATGAAAACTACGAGCAAATAGCCCAGAACTACGAATTGATGGATTTAATTACATATTGCGATGATGCAATTGGGGCTGATAATATATCAGAGATAAGGAGTTTGCTCGATGCAGCTTAGTTATAATAGAGATAAGTATCTTTCTGAATTCAGTATAAAAACTTTGGAAGATAGATACTTAGTAGATGGAGAGTCTTCTCCTCAAGATGCATTTGCTCGCGCTGCTAAAGCATTCGCAGATAATGATGCACACGCACAGAGATTGTATGACTACGCTAGTAAGCTGTGGTTTATCCTTT